ATTGGTCCTCAGATCTTTACCATCATCAAAGGTGCGTTGATGGATCCAGAACTGGAAGAATTGCCAACTGACTTGTTGCGTGGCCTGGACTTCCGCATTACCAAAACATCCAAGGGTGGTTTTGCTGACTACAACAGTTCAAAATGGGCACGCAAGGAATCTGCATTGACCGAAGCCGAACAAGCAGCCATAGAGAAACACGGCCTGTTTGATTTGAGCACATTCTTGCCCAAGCGTCCTGGAGAGGCAGAAGTCAAGGTCATCAAGGAAATGTTTGAAGCGTCAGTGGACGGGCAGACCTATGACACCGAGCGTTGGGGTCAGTATTTCCGCCCAGCAGGAGTAAATGCTCCAGCTGGAGCAACGGCACACGCCGATGAAGATGCTACAGCACCTGCGGCCCGACCAGCTCCAGCGGCAGCCAGCAGTTTTGACGATGAAGACGATGCACCAGCACCTGCTGTGGCGTCGGCACCGGTAGAGGCCAAACCTTCGACTCAAAAGGCCGAAGACATCCTGGCCATGATTCGTGCCAGACAAAAGCAGTAATTATTGATAAAAAGCAAGGGGCAACCCTTGCTTTTTTTTCCTATGGCAAAACTTGTATGGATAGCGACCGGTGATGAGATCGAACTACACCCAGTTGATCCTGAAATTTATGGATATTTCGTTCAAAATCTAGATTTGACTCGACAGAATCGTTACAGATCTCAACCAATGGAGTTGGCACAGTCGATCACAGAACTGACCAATTATCTCACCACGGTGGCCGAACTTTTTCAGACCAAATTTGATATAGATCCATGGCCCACGCACAATGTCGATTTGCTGGACCAACACTGTCTAAATCTACTTCATAAGTCCTGGGTTGATCTGCATTTACAATATCCAAATATCGCCACATTGGGAGACAAAATTGTTACGGGCACACGCAATCAATTGTTCAAGATCAACAGACTTATACACGGTATAGAAGAAAGTTTCAATGTGTTACATTTTGAAACTCCGGATCCCTTTACAAATTTTTCCAATCCTTTTGGACAAAAGATTTTAAATTTTGATTGCGGTGGAATCCGAATTGACTACAACAATTTAGGAAGATCCACATTCAACAAATGGAAAAATTTTGATGATCAGATCAACGGCACAGATGTCAACAATTTTGCTGAATTATACACCTCGATTACAGTATCTTTGGCCAGGCCCTACACCGGAACAGCTCCAAAAGAATATCTGGACTGGGCCAGTAGTCATAATATACAACCACACGGAAGCACGTTGAATCTGGCACAATTTGACAAGCTGGAAGAAAATTTGCTAAAATACAGACAGCTATTTTACAAAAATTCATGCATCACAGATAATTATTTTACTTTAAAGGAATAGGTAACATGGGAAAACCATTTGACGTAAGCAAGTTCCGCAAGGAAATAACCAAGAGCATCGACGGATTGTCGATCGGTTTCAATGATCCAACTGATTGGATTTCAACAGGCAACTATGCGTTGAATTACTTGATCTCAGGCGACTTCAACAAAGGTATTCCCTTGGGCAAGGTTACAGTATTTGCTGGTGAGTCGGGTGCCGGTAAGAGCTATATTTGCTCAGGCAACATAGCCAGGAACGCACAACAACAAGGTATCTTTGTTGTGTTAATTGATTCGGAAAACGCACTCGACGAAGACTGGCTCAAAGCACTTGGTGTTGACACATCAGAAAGCAAACTGCTCAAACTAAGCATGGCCATGATCGATGATGTGGCCAAAACTATTTCAACATTCATGGCCGACTACAAGGCCTTGCCCGATGGCGAGCGTCCCAAAGTCATGTTTATTATTGATTCGTTGGGCATGTTGTTGACCCCCACAGACGTGAATCAGTTTGATGCAGGTGAAATGAAAGGTGACCTAGGCCGTAAGCCCAAAGCACTCACAGCCTTGGTTCGTAACTGCGTCAACATGTTTGGTAGCTATAATGTAGGTTTGGTATGTACCAATCATACCTATGCGTCACAGGACATGTTTGATCCCGATGACAAAATCTCGGGTGGACAAGGCTTTATCTACGCTTCAAGTATCGTGGTAGCCATGAAGAAGATGAAGCTCAAAGAAGACGAAGATGGCAACAAGATTAGTGAAGTCATGGGCATCCGTGCTGGCTGTAAGGTCATGAAAACACGCTATGCCAAACCTTTTGAAGGCGTGCAGGTCAAGATTCCTTATGAAACAGGCATGAACCCCTACAGCGGTCTTGTAGACTTGGCAGAAAAGAAAGGTCTCTTAAAGAAAGACGGCAATCGACTTATGTTCGTTACTTCGGATGGTGAGATCATCAAACAGTTCCGCAAGGCCTGGGAAAGCAACGAAGAAGGGTGCTTGGACAAGGTCATGGCCGACTTCGCAAATCAGAAAGAAACGGTAAGTACTGAAGAATCGATCGCGGAGGAATAACAATGAGCGTGGAACTAAGTCGAGAAATTTGGACGGAACTCAAACGTTACGTAAACACAGTAGACCGTCAAGAAGCAGCAGAAACCTTGATCAACGTGTTGATCGACAATGATGTGTCAGCAGACGAAATTCGAGACACATTCAAAGGCGATACAGAAGTCAAGCGTGCCTTGACCAGTTATCTCAAAGATCATGCCGAGGATGAAGAAGACGATGATGATCTGCATGATGATGAAGATGACGACTACGAGGATTATTGATGTGGTATAGCCGTGTGGTGGCCGATCTGGGCGCCATTCCAGACTTTATAGCCTACTACGAAAAAGAACTGGAAGATGCCAAACGTGATGTGCGTGTGGGCGGACTAATTGAAAAAAATATCAAAGAATTGCCGGGTATCACCGAGCATAGATTCAATCAGTTGCAAGAAATTGAAGCCATACTAAATCATCTCAATATACAATTGAGAAAAATACGCAGACGGCATTTCCAAAAGTATCTTGAAGGCTATGCTCGCGCCTTGACCAGCAGAGACGCAGAAAAGTATGTGGATGGCGAAGATGAAGTGATTGATTTTGAAACCATTATCAATGAAGTAGCCTTGTTACGCAATCGTTGGTTGGGCATCATGAAAGGACTGGATTCCAAGTCTTGGATGAGCGGTCATATCGTTAGATTACGCACAGCCGGTATGGAAGACATACAGGTATGAAATTCATCTATCCTGGCGACAGTCATCGCCACAGTTTACAGATTTTGGATGCCTTGTATGAATATGATGATTTCATGGCCAGTATTCGAACCATGTTGGATCTAGGTTGTGGTACCGGAGAAGACCTGGAATGGTGGGCCACACGCACCACCCGAGATGACAACGCAGAACCTTTGAACATAAGATGTACCGGGATAGATCTGGCTCCTGCACTGCCTCTCACTGAACGCTACAATAATATTTTTTATCAATCAATAGATTTTGAAAGTCCTCTGGCAACGAATACAATGGGTTATGATGTGTTATGGTGCCATGACAGTTTTCAATTTGCTCAGTCACCAGTAGCCACATTGAGCAATTGGTGGCATGCTGCCAGTACTGGCGGCATGTTGTGTATAAGTGTACCGCAAACCATTAATTTTTATCGAAAACAATTTGACTATGTTTTACACAGTGGATGTTATTATCATCATACCATGGTCAGTCTGATCTACATGTTGGCCACAGCTGGTTGGGACTGTAGAGCAGGTTTTTTCCTACAGAATCCACTAGAGCCTTGGATACATGCCGTGGTTTATAAAAGCGAGCATGCACCTCGAAATCCCAAAAGTACCAATTGGCACGAACTATCAGAATTAAAATTGTTACCGGATTCGGCTGCACGCAGCGTGAAGGCTCATGGCTATCTTAGGCAACAGGACTTGATAGTGCCTTGGATCGATCACAGCTTAATGAGCATGGCCATCAGATAAAAACCTAGCACACCAGAGTCGACGGCTTATAAATATCCGCATGAAAACCATAGTAGTAGTCAGCGGTGGGTTTGACCCAGTGCATTCTGGTCATATAAAACTCATCAAACAAGCAAAAACGCTGGGCGACATGTTGATCGTGGGCATCAACAGCGATGAATGGCTGACCCGCAAAAAAGGACGTGCATTTATGCCCTGGCAAGAACGCCTGTGTGTATTGAACAACTTGTCCATGGTAGACGAGGTCTACACATTTGATGACAGCGATGGCACAGCCTGCCATTTGTTACAACAGGTTCGAGCACATTATCCTAATTCTCAAATCATATTTGCCAATGGTGGTGATCGTACTGATCAAAACATTCCAGAAATGACTTTTCAAGACACCAACATCAAATTTGTGTTTGGTGTGGGCGGATTCGATAAGTCTAATTCTAGTTCGTGGATACTGGAGGAATGGCGAGCACCAAAAACTACACGTCCCTGGGGACACTACAGTGTGTTACACCAGTACCACGCACAGGTCAAAGTCAAAGAACTCACAGTCAATCCACATCAAAAACTCAGCATGCAACGCCACAAGTCGCGTGCCGAACATTGGTTTGTGGCCGAAGGACAGGCCACGGTTTACACCATCAACAGGAAAAGCGACGCCGAGCTGTTGGGTGTATTTGACAAACATCAACACATACACATAGATCGAGAAGAATGGCATCAATTGTGCAATGAAACTGATCAGCCTTTGCGTGTGGTAGAAATACAGTATGGAGATCAGTGCGAAGAACAGGACATAGAACGCCAATGACTCCCATTCCAATCTTTGTGGGCTACGATCCCAGAGAAGCCATAGCCTATCATACCTGCGTAAATAGCATCATCCGGCATGCCAGCCAACCAGTGGCCATCGTGCCCGTGGCCTTGAACTTGTTCCAAGACTACGAAGAAACCCATGGCGACAACAGCAATCATTTTGTTTACACACGTTTTTTAGTTCCGCATTTGATGGGATACAAAGATTGGGCCATTTTCATCGACGGTGACATGGTCCTACGCGATGACATTGTGAAACTGTGGAATCTGCGCGAGTGGGACAAGGATGTTATGGTAGTCAAGCATGATTACAAAACACGCATGACTGAAAAATACATGGGCGCCAAGAACGAAGATTACCCAAGAAAGAATTGGTCCAGTGTGATCTTATGGAACTGC